CGTGAAGCCGTGAACGTCGTCAACATCGTCAGCGAAGTCCCGATGAGCGTGAAGTACTCGTGGAAGCAGTTCCAGACCCACTGACATGAACCTCGGCGACCTGAACGAAATCGTGCAGATCCTGCGGCCCACCGTCACCGGGCAATCGGCGACAGGGGAGGACCTCGTGTCCTGGTCGACGCTCGACCACTGGCCGGTGAATGTGCGCCTCCTGAGCGGGTCGGAACGGCTGGGCGCGAGCGATGCGCCGACGAGCGTGAATCAATACGAAGTGACTGGTCGGAGCCGGGACGATCTGCGCCCGGGGATGCGTCTCCGCCGCGGTGTAGACGTGCTCGAGATCGCGTCGGCGCCGCCGATGCCTCGGTCGCCATGGTCGGCCGTGAAGTGCGTGGAGGTGGATCGTGGCGCGCCCTAACAACGCGGCCGCCATTGGCGCTTACCTGGACGGAAAACGCGAAGCTAAGGCTCGCTTTCAGGCGTTGCCGCCGTTCATGCAGGAGAAGCGGATCACCGTCAATTCGGAGACGGCGGCGGCGATCGCGCTCGGCGCCAAGCAGAACCTGATTGCGAGCCCGGCCGTCCAGACACGCAACTTGCTGAACGCGATCAACTGGAAGGTCTCGAAAACGAACGGCACGGCGGTCGTGGGCGTGTCCAGCGGGTCGACGCTGGTGAACGTGCGCCCGGGCGTCCGCAAGAACGTGCGCGTCAAGGGCATCATGATCGCCGGGCGTGGCGGGAGCGCGCTGACATCGAAGGGCGCGAAGCTCGATCGCCCATCGCGACGTGCCCACCTGATCGAGTTCGGCTGGTCGAAGGCGACGGCTGAGCCCTTCATGATCCCGGCAACAGACGCGCAGAAAGCTCCACATCTGCAGCGGTGGCGCGCGGCCGGTCGAGCGCTCGAACGGCACATGGCGATCGGTTCGGCGACGAGCACAGGCGTCTCCGTCGGTGGAGGGCGGCTGTAATGGCGGTCACCGTTCGCAAGAGCGCCGGCAAGCCCGTTAAGGCGGCGATCTACCTGGCGCTCAACGTCACAGCGTTGACGACGACGCTCGGTGCGTCCGCCACGCCGAAGTATTCGGTCACCGTTCACGGCAAGGTGCCGCAGACCCTGACCTATCCCCATGTGCGGATCGATGCCGCCGGCGGGCGTCCCGACAACGAGACCTTCGGGCGCAACGCGCAAGCGGTCCGCATCTACGTGCAGGTCTTTACGGAGAGTGAAGAGCAGGCGCTGGAAATCGAAAGCACCGTGCTCGGCCTGCTGAACCGCGCCGGCGGCTACAACACGCTCGGCGCGTCGGCCGACGCCATCATCACGGCCGCGGGGTTCCGCCTCATCCACGTCAACTGGGATGACGTGCAGGTGCGCGATGCGCTCGACGACGGCAACGCCATTGGCGTCTATCAGCGGACGGTGATGTTCACCGTCACGGTGGAGGAGTCGTAATGGCTCTCGACATTGAGCAAGTCCGCGGCGCGTCGATGGCCGACTTCTGTGCGCTCGCGCTGTGCGAATTCAGCCGCTTCGTGGATGCCATCGAGCGGATCGCTCCGGACGGGGAGCCGTCTACCGCGGCGCCAACTATGGCGAACGACGCGGCCTGTCCATGCCCTCCCGAATTCAGACAAAGGCGCGCTGGTGTGATGGGCGAGGCCGTAGTGTTCGAGTGCGGCCTGTGTTCCCAGCCAGTCCCGCCGCAGGTGGAGGGCTGACGAGATGGCCAGCCAAGTCCTCACGAACGTCAAGGTCTTCCTTGGAGAGTACGACATCTCGGGGTTTATGAACCGAGTAAACCTCGATTACGGGGCCCTAGCGCTGAAGGATACGCGGATGGGCCACGACACCGAGGTCAACAAAGGCGGCATCAAAGCCGCGTCGTGTGACATCGGCGGGTTCGGCGATCCGGCATCGGCCGGCATGGAAGCGATCTCGTTCAACAAGATCGGCACTTCCAACATCGCGCTGACCTGTTCGCCTGACGGCGCAGACGTCGGTGAAGTGGCTTACTTCTTCAAGGCGTTGAAGGCCACCATGGCGCTGCCTTTTGGCACCCATGGCGAAATCGCTCCGTTCTCTGGCAAGGCGACGAGTGGCGGGGACACAAACGCCTTGGTGCGCGGCAAGGTGTTCGTCTCAGCTGGATCGGCGAAGACGTCGTCAGGCACCAGTAGCGTGATCCAGCTCGGCGCTGTCGGCGCCACGCAACGAGTGTACGCGGCGCTCCACGTCATCGATACCGTCTCGGGTTCGTTACCAACGCTGGACGTCACCGTGAAGAGCGACGACGGGTCTGGTTTTGCGTCGCCGACGACCCGCATCACCTTCACCCAGGTCACAGCGAAGACGTACCAGTTTCTGTCTGCGGCCGGCGCGATCACGGATACGCACTGGCGTGTGGATTACACCGTCGGCGGCAGCAGCACGCCGACGTTCCCATTCATTGTGGTTGTTGGCATCGTTTAGGAGAAGCACATGGCGAGCATCGTTCTCACCAACGTCAACGTGACAGTCGGCGGCAGCGACATCACGTCGTATGTCCAGGCCATCAACATCGATTACGAAGCGGAGCCCGTAAAAGACAACGGTATGGGCACGACCACCGAGGTCAACAAAGGCGGCATCAAGAAATGGGGCGGCACGATCCAGTTCAAGCAAGACTACGACAACGGCGCGGTCGACGACATCGTGTTTGCCCTGATCGGGACGCAGGGCACGTTCCAGGGCTGGCCGAACACCAACACGACTGGCGTCAACAACCCGAGGTATAGCGGCACCTGCCTGTTCCAAGGCTACGCACCGCTCAGTGGTTCGCACGGCGAGCTCGCGAAAAGCACGCTGAAGATCCTGTCGGCCGGTAACCTGTCGCGAGCTGAGGCCTAATGGAACCAACGATTTCTCTCGGTGGTGCGAAACCGCGCGCGCTGCGATACACGTCGCGGGCCCTCCGGCTTGTCGAACAACGCTCTGGTCGCATTCTCGGTGAATTGCTGATTACGCACGCGAGTATCGGATCGGCGGTATGGCTGCTGTGGGGCGCGCTCTTGCACGAAGACGAAGCATTTCTCCGGAGAGCGGACCCGGAGTTGTCAGTCGACGACGTTGCTGATCTGCTCGATGAGCACTGGTTCTGTGCCGGGAAGACCCTCAAGGACTTGGCTCCCTACTTCACCGAAGCAGTCGTGCAGGCCGGACTGTTCTCACGAGGAAACACCGAGGGAAAAGCGACGCCGGATTCTGGGACCGGCTCCCCAGGTTCCGGTTCAGCGACTGGTTCGAACGGATAGAGCCGGACTGCTACGGCGCGTTGAATCTGCGCCCGTGGGAGATCGATGAGATGACGCCTGGCGAAATCGTGAAATCGCTCGATGGCTACATGTGGCGTCTGACCCATCCTGCACCGGAGGCGGTGTGGCTGGTGTCGGTGCTGCTGAAGATGTTCGGAAACGGAGACATGCCGTGGACGCCAGAAACCGTCCTCGGGCTGAAACCAAAGGCTAATGGCTGAACCAATTGCCGCGTTGATCGTGCGGATTCTCGCAGATACGAGCGAGATGGTGACGGGCGTGAAGAACGTCAGTGGCCAACTCGATGCGTTCGAGAACCGCGTGACCAAAATGGGCAAAGTGATCGCTGGGGTTTTTACGGCCACCGCCATCGCCGGGTTCGCGCGAGAAATCATGGCCGAAGTGTCCCAAATCGACACGGCGGCCAAGAAAGTCGGCACGTCATCCGAAGAGTTCCAGCGATTCTCGTACGCTGTCAAGCAAACCGGCGGGGAGATTGACGGAGCGATCAACGCGGTGGTGTCTTTGACTGACAAGTTTTCGAACGGCGATGCCGGTCTACTGGCCGTTCTGAAAAAGCTCAATATCGGTTTCGATGAATTCAAGGCGAAAGATCCGGTTCAGCGGTTTATCTCGCTGGCCGGTGCCATCAACAGCGTCACCGATCCCACTAAACAACTCGAACTGCGGTTGGAGGCGCTCGGCACAAAAGGTGTTGCGGCGCTAACCGCTGTCGATTCCGAGTTTGCCACTCTCGCGAAGAACGCTCCAACCTACAGCGATGAAACAATCAAAGCGCTGAAAAGAGTTGAGGACGGATGGGACGCTCTCTGGGCGAAGGTGAAGGTCGGCGCCGCAGAATCGGCGGTCGCGCTCAAGGACTTCCTTGACTTCAGTAAGACCCAGTTCTTTGACGAGAATGGAGCGCCAAAGTTCATCGGTGGCAGCGGCGACGTCAGAGACAATCCGACACCACGTCCAGGAAACAACCTCCCGCCAGCACTCGGATTTGGGGGAGTCGATCCGAACGACCCCAAGGCTCTCGCCGTAGCGCTGGCCGACCTCGACCTGAAGTATTCGCAGGTTGCGGCAGCGGCGAAGCGAGCTGACGACGAATGGGATCAGCAAATCTTTATTCTCAAGGCCCTCAAAATCGAGGCTCCGAGCGTAGCGGATGCCCTTGACCAGCTCATGGCCAAAATGGGCACGACGACCAAGGTCGAGCAAATGACGCAGCGTATTCTCGACTTGGCCATGCGCACCCGAGATCTCCGTCTTGAGCAAGAGCAGCTGATGGAAGCCATCAATCCTGGATCCACGCAGATCGCCGGTGATGACACCGACAAGGCGATCTTTGACCTGCGAAGCGACCCGCGCAATTTCGGACCCGATGGCAACCTTACGCCGCAAGCCTTGGAGATTGAAACGTTGCTGATTCAGAACGCCAACCTTCGTTCGCTGAGGAACACACTGCGGCCGGCTAGTCCAACTGCCGTGCCGTCATCGTTCGGCTCGGTATTTCCCGGGCAAGGCGCTGGGTTGTCGACGAACATCACGATCAACGCGC